GTATTACACTAAGATTGTCATGGTAATTGCGCTCATAGGATATAAACCCTAACTGCTCTGCTACTTCTTGATTCTCCTTATTAGGCATAGGGATAGCCATATCGACACGATGCCCTACGTCTACATAGGTCTCCTGTCCAAGCGCACCAGCAATCTTAAACTTATCCAGAACAAGTGCCTTACCATAGGTGAGGAACCTCTCACGGATTACCTGCGGCACGTTACCCAACAAGTTATTGACAGTAAGTATGTAGTGTTCGGCCACTACCCTAGGCCATTCATCCGCACCTGTCTCTCTCGCGGCTTGCATACGCCCATCGAATAGACGCTCTGCATTACGCCGTATATCACTGCGAAGTTCATCCGAAAATCTAACTGTAGCCATTGTCTAGTTCTCCTCTCTTTTGATTCGTAACAAAATTTCACCGTCAGGGTCTACCTTCCCTTCCAGTCTCCCAAGTATGATGCCTCTGATAGCATCGTATGCGTCATCGTACTTCTGTTGTAACCGATGTAGCACAACGTGTTGCACAACGACATACACAAGGGCCGCCACTAAGGCGACCCCTGCAATATCAATACAGTCTATAGTCATATCATCTCCACCACTTCACCCCACTGGGCTTCTGTTCTACCGTTGGTAACCCACAGTGTGGGGTACGCTGGCTCATCTCCAAAGTCATCACAGTACAGATCGGTGAGTACCACACAGGCCACAGGCTCTATGGCTTTCTCCTCAACGAACTGGAAGATAGGTGAGAACGCTGTCCCACCACCCCCATGTCCGACGATCTCGACTGTATCATCCTTGGTATACTCATCATGGTGAGACACCTCACTGTCGAAATACACCACATGGACTTTGGTTGGCTTGTGATCCTCATGGATAGTGACAACCTCTGACGCAAACTGATTAAGTTCCTCAACTCCAATGGAGCCAGAGCAATCAATCGCTACAACAAGTTCTCCAATAGCCTCACCTGTAACAGATGGAGCATAGATACCCTGCGGTATTAGCCTACGATTAGGTCTGGCCCAAGTGCGAGTGTCATCCTTACACTTGGTGACGAACCGTTGAAGAACCTCGCGCCAGTCCACCTTGGGATTAAGCACCTCATCAACCAGCCTCTCCATGCCAGCCGTTAACTTGCCAGCCATCTTGGCGGCTTGTGCCGCTTGTGCCACCTTGACTTTCCACTCGGCGGCTTGCTGGTCTTTCTCAGCTTGAGTACCCTCGCCATCCTCGCACTCATCAAGGCCAGAGCCAGTGTACCCACTGCCACCTTCACCACCGTTGGGTTCATCTGGCAAGATGTTGTAGATACCGTCACTCGTACCGCCACCCTCATCATAGATAGCGTCCGACAATAGCCCACACTCAGGCATCTTGCCGATACCGTCATCATCCAACAGCTTGTTGATAACGTAGTCAGCGGCTTGGTTCCACTTGCGAGGATCACGCTCACCTCTACGGTAGTTATGCTCAAGCATAGGGTGAAGGCACTCATGGGCCACAAGGAATTTCAACTCCTCATCTGTGAGATCATCACAGAACCAAGGGTTAAACAGCACACGCTTGCCATTGGTACACGCCGTAGGTATGGAGCTATCGAAAGTGAACGGCATATTCATAGCCACACTACCCACGAATGGATGCTCCAAGATCAAGGATGTCTTGGCCTTGGATAACCGCTTCTGAATAGCCGCCAACTGTACATCAGTCATTGGCTCACGGTCAGTATAATTAGGATCAGTCATTGGTTTCTCCTTCCTCTGCTCTAGACTCATCAACTTCTTTCTGAATGTTAAGTAAGACACCATGAAATAACTTAACATCCATGTTCTTGACCATCTCATCTAGTAGCTGGTCAGTCCGTAGTTCAAACATACGGTCTCTCCAGACACGCTCGGCATCTGGATAGACCCTCGACAACTCAACGTACTCCTTCTCTGTCATATGTCTCTCCTTTTAGGTTTAATAGAAATCTCTACCTCACCGTCCATAGCCCAAGCAAGATCAGCTAGGGTTCTAAGGGTGAGGTTATTACCCATAGCAAGATGTTTAGAAACGGTAGAGGCATTACACTCTAGATTAGCCGCCATCTGCTTCTGACTTACATCGTTAAGTTTACGAGTAAGGTAAAGGTCTGAACCAACCATGTGGGTCAGGTCGATATACATCTTCTGCCTAGGATGTACGCTAATAGTATACCTACTCATGCCAAGCCCTCCATGAATACGGACATCTTATCCATGATGACCTTGGCCTCATCGAATGTATCATTACGCAAGTCAGGATCATTGCGTAGTGCATCGGGATGATAACTCACCAGCTTCTGCTCAACCTCTTGACGCATGGCCTCAAGGTTAGCATCACCTGTAAAGTTAAGCCGTGTCAGCATACCGCATAAGTCCTTGGCATCCTGATATGTGCCATCGTGAAAGGTATTCTTGGGATCGGATAGCCTCTCAGCCAGCCACTCCACCTTATCGTACAGCCGTTGCCATACTTCACTCATAGCCGCCTTGCTACTGTCTGCAACACGTTGCTCAATCTCTGACTGTATCGAGCTGTATTCCTCATCGGCAAGTTCAACACGGAAGTCACCAGCAGTAGGCACTGGCAGTATACTCAACTCCATGCGAAACTTCTGACGCAACTCCCCGACACTGGGATACTCAGTGTGGTTGTATAGACTACCCAATAACCGCTGGGCATCCGACACAGCCTGATGATAACTCGTAAAGAAATCATCAGTCAGTCGTTCCCACTCCGCTTTCTCATTACGGAAGTCAGTCATAAACGACAGGTAGTTAGCAGAGGGCAGGATAAACGTACCCTCAATACCCCAAGGCAGGGTATTCTTGTAGAACTTCTTGCGTATCTCACTGGTCTTGGACTTGATACGCTCCAGCTTATCACACGTTGGCAACAACGACTTGTTGTACCGCCCTGCATCTCTGGTAGCACCGTTAACACGAGCCACCTCTGCACTGGCTTTCTTGTCAAGTTTCTTGGCAACCCACTGGGATACACCAAGATGAACTAGTAACGCTTTATCTGATAGATGCATTAGTTATCTCCACGTTAATGTGTTTGTAGACCTAGCCGAACCTTGGCTAGAGTTTGTGCAACAAGTTCTGGATCACGTTTCTCAACGCTCTCCAGAAACTTGTCACGACTGATACCATCAAGGAACATATCATTACCGTACCCAAGAATACTCTTGAGTGCGTAATACAACTGCGCCTTAACAGCCTCATTCAAATCAGAACAGGACATCCTGATTAGCCACCGCCCACTTGGTAAAGGCTTGCGATGAAGCAAGGCTCTCGTCCTTGCGAGTGGCATAGCTGACAGTAAGTACACCAAACTCAGGTGGCATACGGTTAGCGTAGGTGATAACCCTGTCAAAGTTAGCGTTGGTTGCCTTGTTGGCAATCGCACCGCTGATAGCATACAACGTAGCAGGATCTTCTGGTACGTCGCCCTTCTCAGGGGACATCAACAGGTTGTCGATGTTAGGTAGAGACCTTGCGATCTTCATAAACCCGACAAACTCTGCCGCCGCACCCTCACCGACAGCACCCTTGAAGCACTCATACTCCGCTTCCGGTGATACAATGCCAATGATATCACTGACACCCTCAACCCAACTGCGAGGCGTTGGATTGTTCTCACGTTGTGCATCGAAGTCATGCAACAAGTTAGGACGGAACCGCAGGAAGCTGACAACCTCCGGTGATACACTGTTATCCAATGCCCACTTAGTCCAGTCATCAATCAACGTGTCCAACTCAAGGACAGTCTCACGATCACGCAAATGGGACAGCACCTTGGTAGCACCAGCCCTGTCCGACTGACGGTTACCAGTGGATATGAACATCACACCCTTGGGTATGGCACTCCCATGCAACTCACGTTGCTGGCACATATTAGCCATCACCTTCTGGATATCACTACCGCACTGGTTACGATCATCGAAGCAGATGATACCCTCAAAGTCAGGGTCAGAGGGGAACCAGTCTGGCAACTTGTACTTAAACGCATCGGCACCAGTACCCATATCTGGAATACCGAAGTCCTCAACCAGCATGGTAGGCATATGGCGGTGCAGGTATGTGATACCCAAATCCTCTGCAACCTGTTGCACAATGCTGGTCTTACCTCCGCCGGGTGCGCCTTCAATACACACAGTCCGACGTTTAGCCCACAATTCCTTGAGGGTCTGGATCATTACTTCTGCTCTCATGTGTCATCTCCTTGATAACGATGGTGATCTGGCCCTACCGACACGGTAGTACCTTCCTTATTCAAGAACCACTTGTGATCCTTGGCTTTCATCTTGTCGCTGAAGAACAGCGGCTTACCACCATCATCTTTGATGACTGCTCCGCTACTGTCCTTGAGGACAAATAGTTTCAACGCTTTATTCATAGCGCATCCTTTCACTGTGAGACCTGTCACATCAGTATGGGTAGGTCATCTCCCATAGAGACCAGCACTCGCTGGCCTTTCGACTACTTAACCTCCCTCTCCAACACACTGTAGTACTCATCATCGGTCATGTTGTGGTAACCGATACCACCGCAGTCTGTACACTGACAGTCATCTGCATGATCGGCATGGATATCCTCACCATACCGATAGAACCAACAGCCTAGAGCATAGAAGCGATAGAACACTCGCCAAAGGGATAGCTCAACGAACATATACCCTAACCAGTCACACAACCACATCTTAAACTTAGCCATATTAAATCCTTTCAGCCTGTGACCCGAAGGCCACAGGCATTAACCGGTTACACAACACGTTACAGAATCATATCCAGAACGTGTTTGCTGTTCAAACGAGCAACGTATTGTCTCATATACATCCCAACCTTAAAGCCATCGGCACTGGTTGTGATATCTATGACGGCGTTGTCCGACTTACGGATGATAGTGTAAACAGTATCACCCCAAGCATCTTTCTTGGTGGTCAGCTTGTATGGAGCTTCATTCATACGGATTGTCTCCTCGTAGTTAAAACATTGCTTGGCGTTCATTAGAAGCCTCGCTTTCTAATCATGCCTGTTCGCTTGGCATACTGCTCAAAGGCATAGTCACGTTCGATCAAATCTGAAACGTGTTCCTTAACAGTCTCGATGAAGAACTTAACTTCGAACTTGATGTTGTAACGATCTTCTGCATCACGCACTTCCTTCGATGTAACGAACTCATTACTTAGGAACATCGGTGAAGAACATGAGATAACTTTGAAGTCATAGCCCAAGGCCCACTCATCTTTGGTGCGTTTAGTTAACGTGATGCCATCTCGTGGAACAACTTTCAATTCATATTGCTTCATGCTTACCTCCTTGTAAGTCCACAATAAACTTCAGCGACAGTCGCTGGAGCGACCAAACCTTGGCCGACCTGCCGAAATTTGTCAAGTGGCCCCCCCATACTTGAGAAGATAGTCATGTTAAGTAAGGCAGTTAACTAGATTTATGTAAAGTTTAACTCATTGATATCATTACATAAACAAGTTACTTAACAGAGTAGTAGTTAGAATAGTCAACTTTTTATAACTTATCAGTGACTACATTTTAATGCGATTACCTTTACATCACAAAAATATTTTGCAGACAAAGGACTTTTGTTTTCAACTTAACTATTTTAACTATTCTATCTATTATCTTGTTAAGTTAGAAGCGTAATGTATTGATATCATTGGTACTTTACAGTGGTTTATGTAAAGTATTGAGCAACCTATTCTATAACATCTTTCACTTATATGGTGTTAAGTTAACTGTTTGGCAACATAATATACAACGATATCAATAGGTTAGCTTATCTTATATGGTGTTAAGTTAATACCTACCGATCCTGTGGCCTATTTAATATTACCTAGTATTAAAAGCCACACTAAAATACTGGACGTAGTACCTCCCGATGTATGGCTTATTTTAAAAAAGAAAATTAAAAAGAAAAAGAAAGCCCCGCACCCCGAAGGATGCGAGACCGTCTTCGTTAGGTGGTGAGGATTTCTCCTATAAGCAGGAACATCACCATCAAGTAGTACATTACTGCGGCTCCGACTATTGCTGCCACTATGTGCCAGAAGTAAACGTCTGTGCCCCAGATCTTTCCGAGCTTTCGCATGGTACTCTCCTAATGTGGGGGGCCGAAGCCCCCCTAGGTTTTAGTTGCTGCGTTCGAATGCGTCCGGTGGTTCTTCCAGACCCTTGGCGATGTTAGTGAGGCATCGCTTCGCCCATTCTTCCGCCGCGTGTTGCGTGTATTCGACACCCGAAGTGTGGATCTTATTGGTGTCGAAGTCTACGATCAAGATTAGCCAAGAGCCATCCTCGATCTGGCCTAATCGTGCAACGAGATATTCGTCGCCGTTTAGCTCATCGTGTACTGATGTATCGATGATCTTTCTCCTAATGCGGGGGGCCGAAGCCCCCCTAGGTTTTAGGTAGCTGCTGCCCAAGCGCGGTCCCAGTAGAACGTTGCTTTTGCACCGTCACCGGCGCGTTCGGCGTCTGCAGCCATTTTTAGGTTGGCGTCGATCCAGTTGATCTCAATCCAACCCGAGCCGTCAAGTTTAAGTAACAGCATGTTACTCTCCGAAATGCGGGGGGCCGAAGCCCCCCTAGGTTTCAGCCGATCTGTAGGTAGACCGGATGCTTTGCGGATGATTTACGATGCGTTTTCACCGCTAATTCAGCGTTGATTAGCGAGCGATAGGTCTCGTAAACCGTCCCGTTCGGACCCTCGTAACGAACCGTGTGTCGCTTCCGAGAGGTAGGTCGGGGGAGCCGAAGCTCCCCCTTCCCGGTCGCCTTAGTAAAGCTTCGCATTCTTCCGCTTAGCTTTCTTCGGCGCTGGCTTGGTTGCTGCCTTCGTCGCATTCCCCCTAGGCTTTAGGGTGAAGTTGTACTCCTCGGCAGCCTCTTCCGTCCAGAACTGGACTTTCCATCCGGCGTCCCTTCCTGCGTGTTTGAACACGTAGGGCTGAACATCCAGCTTCGCGGCCTGTGCTAAAGTCATGTATGACTTGTTCACGTAGACCTTAGTCCCTTTCGGCATGTCCGATGCTTTCGCCGCCGCGATGGCCGCGTTCGCATCATCGTGCTCGACGCGTGGGTTAGCCGGATCCTTGTGGAATGTGTTCAAGAACACAACCGGACCGTGGGCTTCACCCTTGCGAGTGACATAGTCCTCATTAAAGTTGAGGACGACGAAAGAAGGTGCGTTTAGGGCAGGCACCAAGCCTCTAAGTAGATCACCCATGATTGGACAAACTCCTTAGTTAGAGTTCCCCACTCCACTCCGAACGAGCGGAGTTTTGGGGGTAGTTACAGTCACTTCAGCGACTGTCGCTGAAGCTTTTTTTGTCGCCCTAAACTAGTCCTCTGCGTTTCCGCTTTTCTCGGGGCAAGTCATTATTCCAGACGACCGAGTGAGTCTAAGGGCCGAACCCAACCGGGGCTGTTTAGGCCTTCCGGCGTCTCCTCGAGGGGGTCGCTGACTTTCGTCTCGCCCGTCGTTTCGACAACCTCATAACAACACTCTGGCTCGAGGTTGCCAAGTTACCCCTATTTATCGAGCTAAGTAACCGCGCGAGCTAAGTAACCGCGCGAGCCATCTATGCGTTACGCGGGGCCGAGATACTCGCAAACGCAAGGGATAGAGGGGGGCCACATGGCCAACGTGCGCGTACCTACCCCCTAGACAAGTAAACCTCTTACATCAAGACCCCAAAAAACAACGTGTAAAGTTACATGTTTTGTTCTTATTTACGTCACTTGACAAAAATTTCTGTCTTCTCCATACTGCACGTAAGGAGATCTCAATGGTCGCATTAGTACTTATTCCTCTTGCATTCGGCCTCGTGCACTACGAGTTTGTCGATCAGGTCAATAAGGATATTGAACGGGGTGCCCGCTGGCATTACGTAGGCCCACAACCTCTTGACTCTCAAGCCAAGTCTATTCCTATGCAGGAGATGGTGGATGGTAAGCCGGAAGGTGAGCCGTTTATCATATGGAAGTTGAAGTATGGCCGTCCGTAAAGTTTCCAAGGTGAAAAAACAGACTCGTCGTCGGAGGACTATTTAGTGGATACACTTCCGTTAGCTTATCACGACTGGTCAGATCGACTGGCTATGGATGTGGCTCTTATGCTGGAAAACAGTGGAGAGTCTATAGATGAGGTTATGGCTCGCCATAATATCACAGTTGATGACATGGGCCGGTTTAATACGGATAAGGTGTTTCTCAAGAAAGTTGAGGAGCTTCGGGGCGAGATCCGTGCCAATGGCATGACGTTCAAGCTTAAGGCAAGGGCACAGGCTGAAGAACTTCTTACAACAAGCTGGACGTTGATACACTCTCCGGATGTCAGTGCGGCAGTCAAGGCAGATCTTATCAAGTCCACCGTGAAGTGGGGCGGGCTGGAGCCGAAGCCCAGTGACGGTATGGAAGGGGGGTCATCCAGTGGTGTGTCCATTACTATTAACCTTGATCAGAATCCTACGCAGCAAGCGGTACAGGAGTCGATGAAGGTTATTAATCATGCAACTTGAGTTTACGTCCGTGTATAAAGGGCTTCCGGCCCGGATCTTTGATACTACCCGTGAAGCAACAAAGTTTACGCGGGAGCTGTTAGTAAAGATGGTTCCATTCCGCATCCACCTCATACCTCCCAATAAGCGTAAACGCACAAGCTTAAGGACGGCTGTTGTTCTACTTGATACAACACGTTCTGATATAAAGGTGCATTGATGCCGTACGATATAGACTACACACCGACTAAAGTCTGCGGTGACTTTATGCTGAGCAACTCCAAGATGCGGGTACTTATGGGGCCGGTAGGGAGCGGGAAGTCGGTAACGTGTACGTTTGAGATTGTACGGAGGGCGGGGCAGCAGGACAAGAATGCACAGGGTATACGCAAGACCCGTGTGGCAGTTGTTCGTGAAACTGCGCGGCAGTTGCAGGATACGACGATTAAAACTTTTCTGGACTGGTT